TACAGTAAGTGGATATACTTATGGTAATGGTACGCCCAGCAGATTAGGAATTGGGGCGGACCCTTCATCAGCTGAAGGATTTCAAGGAAGCATGGGCCAAACACTTATATATAATAGAGCATTAAGCGCTGCTGAAGTTGCTCAAAATTATGAAGCTCAAAAGTCAAAATTTGCAAATACAATAGTACAACAAGGATTAGTATTAAATCTTGATGCTGGTAATCCATATAGTTATGGTGGAGCGGGAACAACTTGGTATGATGTTAGTGGAAATAGTTATAATGGAACATTAACAAATGGACCAACTTATAGTTCTGATGTTGGTGGTACTATTGTATTTGATGGCGTGAATGATTATGTAACTACTTCATTTGCAACAACATCAGGACAGTCAGTAACTTATTGTGGGTGGTTATATTCAACAGAGAGTACATCTACTTATAAAAATTTTGTGGACAGTCTGTCCACAAGCCCTATGATATGGTGGAACACTTCTGGACAAATAGAATTTGATGAATCTCGTTATACAACAACAACAGTTTACAGAAATCAATGGGTATATGTTTCATTATCTAAACCATCAGGCAGTTCTTCTGCATCATATTATGTTAATGGAGTTCTTGTTGGTACTGGAACTGCATATACTACACCAGCACTAATTCCAACTTTGTTTAATAGATCAGCCGCACAAACTTGGAAAGGAAATGGCGCTGTAGTGCAAATATATAATAGAGCTTTATCAGCCGCAGAAGTATTACAAAATTACAATGCTACTAAAGGTAGATTTGGTCTATAAATACTGTTTGATTATATAATTTAGGTTCTATTTATACAGTATATGCCAGATATCGTAATAAATCCATCAGTTGGTAAAATTGATTTTTTCACAGTTAAAGGTGAACAAGTAACTAATTCAATGAGGTTGATTGACGCATCAACCATATTATTTACAGGTCCACTATCAGCAAGTGCAATATCAACAGGTGGTGGAGGTGCATTTGTTACATCTGTACAACCTACTAGTAACTATTTAAGTAAATTTACAGGAAATTCCACTATAGCTAATAGTTTAGTGTATGATAATGGTACAAACGTTGGCATAGGCACTACAAGTCCAATATTCAAATTTCAAGTAGTTGGATCTGCTTATGTTAATAATGGTACTTTATATATAGATTCAGGAAATAGTCTTACTTGGGGAAATAGTACACAGTCTATTTTAGGAACTAATGATGTTGGATTGTCTTTTACTGCTGGAAGTGCTACTAGATTGTTTATTTCTAGTAGTGGAAACATTGGTATTGGAACAACTACTACTGCTGCTAGATTGCATGTAAACTCAACCACTTCAGGTGCTACTGTATTGAGAACAGATGGTACAAATGGAACATTATTTAGTGTAGTTGATGATTTAAGTGACAGTTTGATGAGTGTAAACAACAGTGCAGGTTTACCTGTATTGGAAGTATTTGCGGATGATAGAGTTGTAATGGGTCAATATGGTACAAATGACTTTGTTTTAAGAAACAATAGAGTAGGTATTGGCACAAATAATCCAACAGCTAAATTACATGTTAGTGGTTCAGTTGAAATTGACGGTCTAACTACTAATGCAACCGGATACTATCTAACAGTAGATAATACAACAGGTGTTGTTTATAAATCCACCGCAACCGCAGCAGGCACATCTGGATCAAGTGGAACAAGCGGATCAAGCGGATCAAGCGGAACCAGTGGTAGTTCAGGCACATCTGGATCAAGCGGATCAAGTGGAACCAGTGGATCAAGCGGAACAAGCGGATCAAGCGGAACCAGTGGTAGTTCAGGCACATCTGGATCAAGCGGATCAAGCGGAACAAGTGGATCAAGCGGAACCAGTGGTAGTTCAGGCACAAGTGGAAGTAGTGGTACAAGTGGATCAAGTGGATCAAGCGGAACCAGTGGCAGTTCAGGCACATCTGGATCAAGTGGAACAAGTGTAACTGTGACAGGTTTAACAAACTATGTTGCTAAATTTAACAGTACAACAACAATAACTACTGGGTCAATAGTTAATCTTGATAATGGTAACGTTGGCATAGGCACAACCGTTCCTAATTTTAAATTTGAAATTGGAGCTGGATCAAGCAATGTTGTTGTAGCTAAATTGACACAAGGTTATGAACGTGTCAGATATTACGGATTTGATTTATTGGGATACAATGATGGTAATTTGTGGATGATTGGTAACAATGCTACAAATGGTTTGATTTTAGGTTCAAATTGGGATTGGGATGCTCAAGCTGGAATTTATTATACACCTGGAACATATGGTGCAGCTGGTGGATCTCTAGAAATAGGACAATTAACAAAAAATAATGCTAATTTCACACATGGTAATACAAGATTTTATACTAATGGTGTTGAAAGAGTGCGTATCATAAGTACAGGCAACGTTGGTATTGGTACTACAACTCCTGGTGCGCCTCTTACCATATATAAAGCTAGCAATCCGTGGATGAGAATAAATGGTGGTGGTGCTTTTTCATATATCCAAATGGATGATGGTACAAGTTATGGTTACTTATTTAAAAATACTACGTCTGATACTTCCAATGGTGCTCTAGCCGGTGCAATGTACACTTATACTGATAGTGGAAAAGCATTTCAACACATTCATTCTGGTACGCCATTATTTACAATACTAAGTGGTGGTAACGTTGGTATAGGTACTACTGCTCCTTCTGCTAATTTGCAAGTTGGTACAAATTCATCAGGCACTTCAAGTGGCGATAATAGTGTTATTGCAAGAATTGGTGGTTCTAGTGCTGCTGGTAGAGTGTATAATTTAACATTAGCAAATACTGCAACTGCTACAGTTAATAATGATTCTTCATTATCTTTCATTGTAGCTGGTAATTATTCAGCAACAGGTATAATAAGCGCATTATTAAGAAATACTAATACCGCAGCAACTGATTTAGTTTTTACAAATTACAATAACGCATTGTTTGAAAGAATGCGTATTCAATTCGATGGTAATGTTGGTATTGGTTCAACCGCTCCTACTCAAAAATTGGATGTAAATGGAACAATAGGTTTATCAGGAAGACCATTTGCTTATTCATCTGGTAATTATACCGGAATATATGAACCCGCAGGTAACGTTGCAATTTATTTAGGAAATGCGAGTGATACAGGTAATTACTATGATAATAATTCTCACATTTTCAGAAGTAGAGCTGGAAGTACCAATTATGCAATAATAGAAGGTAATGGCAATCTTGGTATAGGTACAACAAGCGTAACAGAAGCAATACATGTATATAGAGCAGCTAATTCTATAATCAGACTACAAGCAGGTGGAGGTAATGTTTCTGGTGTTAGAATGGATGATGCGTCATCTGCTGGTTACTTATTAAAAAATAGAAGTTCAGATACAACTAATAATGCTTTGGCCGGCGCATTATACACATACACTGATAGTAACAAAGCTTTTCAACACATTCATAACGGCACGCCGTTATTTACAATATTAAGTGGTGGTAATGTTGGTATAGGCACAACTGCTCCGGCTAATAAGTTACAAGTGGTTGGAGATATAGGATTTAGTGGCGGTACAAGCACCAGAATGTTGGTGTCTTATACAAATTTAACAGATAATGAAGATTGGTCAAATAGTCCAATAAGCATAAGAGAAAGAGACTTGGTAGGAAATGCTCAATCAGCTGATAAGTATGGTCCTAATATTAATTTCCACTGGGCAAACAGAGTTTCTAACAGTCTCTGGATGAATTTAAATGGTATATTAAATTGGGGTGACTATAGTGCATCTGGTATACCAGCTGCGGATGGCATATTTAGACTTGCAAGTTTACAAGCATCAGCAAACATAGGTATTGGTACAACTGCACCAGGTGCATTATTAAATATTCGTGCTTCTGCGCCAACTAGCGCTGGAACAGTTACAACTGGCACAAATTTGCTAATTGATTCTAATACAAGCAATTATATAACTTTCAGAAATACAGCAGATAATGGAACTTATGCTGGTCTAACATTCTTGGATAACAATACTGGAGGTTACATAGTATTCAGAAATTATACAGGTGATGTTGTAGCTGGATCTGATAGTATGATATATGGTACATATCAAGACCATATATTCCAAAATGGTTCAAGTGAAACCATTAATGGTAAAACAGAAACCATGCGTATCAAAGGCAATGGTAACGTGGGTATAGGTACAAGTAGTCCTGGTGCTAAATTTGTAGTTAACAACAATGGTGGTACAGGTAATGCATTTTATGTTGATGTGGGTAATAGAAATGATGTAACAACTCTATTTGAACATACAGGAACTACCACACCTGTACCATTTAGACTGAGAAAATCTGGATATTCTGGTACGGCTGCGAATTATGGGCTTTTATATTTGCATATGAATGATGGTACAGTTGGAAATGGTTCCAACTTATATTTTACATTAAATGATAGTGCTGGTAATGAACATGAATATGGCGGACTAGGCGCACATGTTATAACAAATACGAATGGGGCTGAATCCGGTGATCTTGTATTCTACACATCAGATGCTGGCACCGTCAGATCAGAAAAAGTTAGAATTAAATTTAATGGTAATGTTGGTATAGGCACAACTAGTCCAACTGCATTGTTACATGTAAATGGTACAACAAGATTTGGATCATCATCATCAAGTACACAAGATATAACCGGAAGTTTGAATGTAACTGGATCAATTACACTAAATACATCAAAAGATAGTAACTGGCCATTTTTAATCAGTGATCCAAGTACTATTGGTGGTAATAGTAGATATCAATTAGGTAAAGTTGGAGCAATGGGATTCAATTATGCAGATAGTTATGCTCAATTACAATTGATTGGTGCAAATGGCGCATATATTGATTTTGGAAATGCAGCTGATGATGATTTAGATGCTAGAATATTTTATGTCACAAATACCAGACTTCAAATTGAATATGGCACTACATTGGCTCTAAATTCCACAGGCCTTGGAATAGGAACAACAAGTCCAAATACTAAATTAGAAAGTTATTTTTCGTCAAATTCTCTAACTTTCAATTATTTAGCAACCAATCTAAATAATACTAGTCCAATACCAGTATATTCATTTGATGTTACAAATGGAGTTGGTGAAACCCGATCAATTAAAGCCGGTGTTGGTTATGAAAGACATCTCACTAATGGTAGAGGAACAATGCATTTTTACAATGATAGTAATAATGATACTTCCAATATTAGTGGCACTAGATTATCTCCAGGCGACATAAAAATGTCTATTGATAATGGTGGTAATGTAGGTATAGGCACAACAATTCCAGCAACATTATTACAAGTCGCCGGTGAAACTTCTATTAACTATACAAACGCAATACTAACTTTACAAGGTGGTACTGGTTATGGATTTATTAGAATGTATGGTAATAGCAGCGCTGTAGAAATGCAGATTGATGCACATAGTTCTAATTCAAACGCTGGTACGGTTGGTACTTTTACAAATCATCCAGTATACATTAAAACTAATAATTCTACTAAGATTTCAATTTTGGCAGGCGGTAACGTGGGTATAGGCACAACTGCTCCTAGTGCTACACTGACAGTTATTACAACAAATGATACAGGTTCAAGAATTCAACTTGGTACTAATTCTACCAGTGCTTACATGAACGCTAACCTTGTTAATGATTTTATAGTGTTAACCGCACCATTTGGTGCAAGTCCAGCATCAGTGTCCAATGGTGGTGCTAAGTGGGGTATCAAGATGAATGGTTCTATTGATTCCATAAACACCAAAGGAAAATCTGCGTGTATATATGCTGTAAGTGAAGAAAATAGTGCTGGTTATAACAGAATGGTTGGATTAGCACTACATACCAGTGGATTTGACTTGGATAATACTGAAAGAGTAAGAATTAATAGCGTGGGTAACGTAGGTATAGGTTCAACTAGTCCTGCTTATAAATTTGATCTTTATGATGGAAATCAAGATGTAGCTAGATTTTATAATAATCAAACTTCATTTGGATTGATTTTAGGTAGTACTGCCAACACATTATTTACAAATCTTCTTTGGACAACAAGTACAGGAAACGCACAATTCTTTAAAAATAGAAGCAGTACAAGTTGGGGCGGAGCTGATTCATTTAATTTTTATACAAGCAATGGTGGTTTTGCTTGGCATCCAGCAGGTACAACTAATGCATTGTATTTAACAACCGCTGGTAATGTTGGTATAGGCACAACAAGTGTAACAGATAAACTATCAATAGTTAATGGAAATATAAGTTTAAGTGATAACTATAAACTTTATAATGGATCATCAAATGATAGTGTTGGTATATATTTTAGTAATACTCTACAAGCAAATATTGCTGGTTATAATGGTATAATATTTAGATCAAGTGCAACAAATATTTCTTCACAAACTGAAAGAATGCGCATAACGAATGGAGGAAATGTTGGAATTGGCACCACAACTCCATCTGCTTCATTACATATAAATTCCACAACTGCAGGAGCAACACTATTAAGAACAGATGGTACCAGTGGTACATTATTTAGTGTGGTTGATGATTTAAGTGATAGCTTGATGAGTGTAAACAATAGTGCTGGATTACCTGTACTAGAAGTATTTGCGGATGATAGAATTGTTGCGGGACAATATGGTCAAAACGATTTTGTTGTAGTTAATAATAAAGTGGGTATTGGTACAAATAATCCAGTAGCTAAATTGCATGTTACAGGATCAGCATCAATTCCAGCAGCCGTACTTTTAGGAGACGTTGGTATAGGTACAACCGCACCAACAGCACAAGCAAACTATAGATTTTTGCAAGTTAATGGACCTGTATCGGCAATAATTGAAACAATGGTTGGTGGCACAAGAATAGGCGGATTTGATTCAACGTCAAATACTTTATATGTCGGAACAATTGGATCATTTCCAATCGTGTTCAGAACAGCAGTTGATGAAAAAATGCGTATTAAAGCAGATGGCAATGTTGGTATAGGTACAACATCTCCAATAGCAATGGTTCACGTTGAATCATCAAATAGTCAAGGAGATAATAAAGGATTAATATATTTAAAATCAACCGCAGGAACTAACGTTCTAAAAATTGGTGTTGATGGAACTAATAATTTTTCAGAATTAAGAGCTTATAATCCAGGTGCGGGAGATAATAGTAAATTAATTCTTCAACCTTATGGTGGAAGTGTAGGTATAGGTGTAACAGCTCCTACTAATAAACTTGAAGTTTCAACTGGCGCAGATGACACTGTCGGAGTTAGAGTTAGAGATTCTATAAACGGCGCTTGGACAGAAATTAGAAGAAGAAGCATTGACTGCCAAGGTGGTGATTTTTGGATAAATGGACAGGCTGGCTCACTAGAGCTTAGAACAGGTAATACTAGTAGAGTATATATTAGTTCTACTGGTAATGTTGGTATTGGATCAACAAGTCCAACGCAAAAGTTAGATGTAAATGGATCTATCTATACTAGTGGAAAACTTGTACAAAATAGTACTACACAAAGTATTACTGGTACAAATCAAACACTAACACTTAATGTTGCAGCAGCAGCAGTACACATAGTTTCAATGGCAAGTGGTGCAACTATAACAACAATAAGTTACAGTAACAGAGATAGTAATCCTGCTGTAAATACATTGATGTTGGTTGTAAAATACGCTGGTACGGCATCAATTACATTTACAAGCGTAATATGGGCAAATGATGTGGCTCCTACATTAACAGGAACAAATGGTTATGCAGACGTATTCATGTTAACCAGTTATAAAGGTGGTGCAGGTACACCTGTTTGGATAGGAACCGTTGTAGCACAAGCATTGGTTAGCACAAACTTATAATCTATGACTATACTACAAAATGCAAATATTAACGGAAGCGCTTTTCCTTATAATCCATCCGCAGGTGCTAACGTTTACCGATACAATCTAAGTCAGGGTAGAAGTTATAATCCAAAAAAATCAACCAGTAATTTTCTGGATGTATCTGGAAATGGTGTAACTGGTACAGCTTACCAATTATCATCTCAGTATTATCCGTGGAAATTTGGTGGTATGGTTTTTTTAAATAATACAACAGGTTATCAACCAACACAAGGTAATGGATTAACAGTAAATTTAGCTGTTAGTACCAGCAATGAAATTACATTTATAGTTGCTTGGGAATATGTCGCATCAAACTTAACATATGGTGCAGATATTATAGCTGGTGCTTATGCTGGTAGCACACATGATTGGTGGATAGGACAAACAGGATATAGTGCATCACAACCTTATTGGTTTAGCAGAAATGGTACAGGATATACCCTTGGTACCGCACCTGTTGCTGGTAGACGTTATATCGCAGTTGTTGGAAATAGTTCTTCAACAAACGCGGGTTATTTTTACTTATTTGATAGTGCGGGTAATAGCTATAGTAATACTTCAATCGGTGGTGTACAATTAAGTACAGCTGGTCCAATTGCTTTAGGAAAATATGGTGGTTGGAATGATAATTATATGCCTAGATGTTATTTTGGTGATGCGATATATAGTAACACATATTTATCTACTACTGCTGCTTTAGCAATAAAAGATAAAATCAAATACAGATATGGTATAAGCGTTTAATTTATGAGTACAAATCAATATTTTTTAGTTAATAAGGTAGATAGTCAGAATTATTTTATAATTCAAGGACCAATGCAATTGCCTGATACCTTTGGACCAACCAGTGGATTTAATATTCTAGAAGACAATGCACCTGAATTATTACCAGATTTGACTTGGCAACAAAATCCAAATTTAGGATTCTGGAAAGCTATTTTTGATGTGGAACCAGATTATAACATCAGTCAAAGTTTAGTTCCAACAAATAAATTAAACATCACAGACAAAACTTGCAGTGTAAGTTATACGTTAAAATTATTATCAATTGAGGAAATAAATCAAAGAAAAAATATTTTAAAAAGTCAAGTAAGAATGGTTCGTGATAGGTATTTATCATTAACAGACTTTACACAATTATTGGATGTACCATTTTCATCACAAGTAAAAGCTGAATTTGCAATTTTTAGACAACAACTACGTGATTTACCAAATGCAGATGATCCAACCACAATTGTTTGGCCAACAATACCTACTTCAGTTAATATAAACTTACCACTGTTTCCACCAGTTCCAACTTATAAACAATAAGATTGTCAAATTGTATTTAATATATACTATTTATATAATGTACACATAGGATAAAAATTGAGAACATTATCAACAGAATTAATTAAAAGTGGAAGTTTTACCGGCAGTTTTACTGGATCAACTCTGAATGTATCCAGTGTTACAAGCAGTAATATATCCGCATCAAATTATATCTCCGGATCAAAAATTTGGGGATTGTCTCTTGTTATAAATGGAGTAGCAAAAGTATTTGATTCTGTATATGCTTATGCGGGAATCACAGGAAGTTTAAGTGGTAGTAGTGTAACATCTACAATAGGTAATTTTACATATTTAACTGCTAGTAGTATTAGAGCCACATCTTCTATTATTAACACAGGATCATTTAATTATTTGTCAATAAATAATACTGGATCTGCACCAACAAATCCAACTGCCTCAGGAACTATAGGAGAGATAAGATTTGATAACAACTTTATTTATATATACACCAACCAAAAATGGATTAGATCACCTATAAGTCTTTGGAACCCTTAACCTTTTAATAAACTCTTTGTCTTAGTTGGTGTAGCTTCTTCAATAGGAACACCCATTCTTGACTTTAACATTCTTAATGCGGATTTAGGGCTCATTCTGCCGCAATTGAATCCAAGTATACCATACTTACGACAAAATGATTCTAATTCATTAATGTCTTCTTGCGCAAATTCTTGAATAGGAGGAAGATTGGTATCTTCTCCATTTTGTTTTTTACGAACCAAACTTTGAAATATAGGGTCGTTTAATGAAGTTGGAATTTCAAAAGAGTTCATGATGTTACTGTAACTTCAAGAATGTATGTTCTCCAAAATCAGCAACTACTTTGCTTGAATCATACCAAGATGGTAGATTACCACCTTTACGTTGTTGTTTAGTCAATTGTATATTTAAAAAGTGATTTGCACCCTTAGTAATATCTTTTAAAGAACCACTCTTTGCTTTATCAACTAAACTTAAAGCATTTTTGAATTGAGTATGACTTCTCTTAGAATCAATAAATTGTTTGATTGATTCTGCATCTTTTTTATTAACTTTATTCCATCCGCTAAATTGTTTTGGTTTTAAACATTCAATTGCAGCTTGACGAATATTACCTTTAGAACGGTTCATAATTACATTCAATACAGCATGCATTCCGTCAGTTGGATTCTTTTCACCACCAGCTTCATCCACAAGTGTAGCAGCAACAACTTCTTCAACTGTATATGGTTGTTTAATCTGTGAAACTACAGTTGTTTCTGGTTTAGATGGTACAGGAGCACCTTGAACATCTGGACTACCAAATGCAGTTGCTGCGGCTAATGCAGTTGTTGCTAATGTCTTTTTCCAATCTTCTGTAATTTGACTTTCATCAAGACTACTTAAATCTTTAATAATTTTACCCTTACCAGTTGCAGTTAGTAAAATACCTTTTTCTGCAATAAAATCTTTAATTGAATTTTTTACAGATGAATTAACGGCGGGTATATTTTTATTTGCATCACCATTCATAGAAAAGTCATAATTTTGCATATTGGATAATGTCAAAAAATTATGATTTAAATCCAATACTGCTCTAATATAACCTTTCTTTATTGCATTATCATAAGTGTCAATCAATGTAGCACCAACAAGTGATGAATCATGGTTTCTAATCCAATCTTCATGACTATATCCAGCTTCAACTACTTTACCATCAGGCGTAAACCAGTATTTCTTTTCTGGTGATACCGTGGTATTAAAACGCAACATTCTTTGTTGTCTTTCTTTTTGTTTATCTTCATAGTAACCTTCATCTAATTTTCTACCTTGTGGACCAAAATGATCCAAATGATGATAAACATCATCAAGATATTCACCTGCAAGATTCAATTTAGACTTTACCCAATCTTCCAATTGAGTGTTTGGCTGTAACATTGATTGTAATTCTTTTGCGTCACTATTAAGTTGTTTTAACGCACCCATTGCCATACTACTATTTTGTTCTTTCAACAGTTCTTGTATAGCTTCCTTATAAGATTCTTTGACAGGCTTACTCTTAGTGTGTTTACCTGCTTTTCTTAACTGTCTAGCTCTACAATGTGCTTTTTGACTAAAACCTTTTGCATTACTACAATCTATAGATTTTTTATATGCATTAGTCCACTTTTCTTCAATGTTTTGTGTACCTTTTGCCTTTTCTTCACTATAAAACTTAAGGTAATCTCTTATAGTGGCTACATAGTCACATGCATGATTCAATTTAGCCTTTACCCAATCTTCTAAATTATCATTGACGTTAAACATTGATTGTAATTTTTCACTGTAATCAATGATTTTGGTAATATCACTTTGAGCCATTTCAGCATTTTCTGCTTTTAATTTGTTGACATGTGGATTGTCACGGTTTATTGGATGATCTTCATCACCTACACCAGTTGAATTACTATCCATCCATTGTTTGTGAGTCAATTCAGAAATACTATAATAATTAGGATCTTTCTTTAAATTTGAAATAGCAGTAATTACTGCTTTCAAATCATTTTCTTGAGTAAGCATTTCTTGAACCATTCCTAATTTTAATGTGTCAATTGAAACTTTTTCAAGAACACCAGCAATTGCTTTATCTTTATGTGTTAATGCTACTTTTTCTCCAATATCTTGTAATTCTTTTGCAATTTCTTTTTGACTATCAGTTAATGGAGAGTAGTCACTATTTTTACCTAAACCATGTAACACTGAATCAACATGACTCTTGGTGATCTTCTTCAATCCCTTTTCTTTGATTGCTTGAGCTAATTTGGCTCCTTTGTGGGATTTCTTTAAAGTTTCAAGTTGTTTTAACTCACCAATTGCAGCTTTTGCGTATTCAATATATTTGCTATAGGTACTCATATAATGTAATAAATATTAAATTATCTCCAACCGCCACCTTTTTTCTTATACCATTTAGCAGCCCAAGCATTGGCATAAGCTGAATTGCCAGTTATTGTTATCAAACCATTTTGATACATAACCCAAGTATTATTTTCAGTTGTTGGACACCATACATCTTCATTTTCAACTTTTTCAAATTTAATGTTTTGAACAGAATGAAACTTTTTATTTCTAATAAAACTAGCAGCGGTAATATAGTCTCTATCATTTACTGAAACATAATAACCACTTAGATAAGCGGCAAGTAATCCGGCATCTAAGTGATCTGAATTTTTCTGTACAAACCCAAATGTATGTCTTCCTTCTATTTTAGAAGATGTACCTTTATCCCAACCATCATATATTATTGATGCAGCTAAAAATGCTTTTCTTTGATCTGAACTCATATTAATTACATTTTCAGTCCAATTGTCAAATTTTGAAAAATCTTCTAATAAAATTTTATTTTCAGTTTTTAATTCAGCACACATTACGATCCTAGATCTTTTTGGCAAATCTTTAGTTTCAATTAATTCAGTAATGGAATAATCATTGCCTCTTCTAACTACCCATTTATGATTAGGTGTACATTTGATTGAAAATCCGGTTGGTTTATACATTCTCACCAACTCTGCGTTTTCAAAAAAATTAAGATTTATAATTGGTTTCCATTCCAATTCATCCTTTTCTATATTATATGTAAGAATTAATTCACCTTTATTTAATTCTTCATATGATTTCCATCCGTTTTTTGTTAATGATTTACTATCCAATGGTACACACGGATACACATCAAACTTTGATCTTGCCATTGATTTGGCTCTTGACCATAATTTAGGATTGGTTGGTTTTGCTCCTCTCTTTTTCTTCTTTTTTCTTACTTCATTTAACTCTTGATATGTTGGTTCAGTAATATCAATTTCAACGGTTTTATCTATGATTGGGTCACTTTTTCTACCACTTACTTGACCATTTGATGTTTTACCAATAGTACCACCCATGTTACCACCATTAACACTATTATTACCTACTCTTGCTTTATCATTAAAACTTTGAGTAGGATCACCTAAACCTGAATTGGCAGATGGTTTAAATTCAGTAGCTAAACCAGCATTTACTAATTTTGTATAATATTCAGGATCTTCTGTTAAATGGTCCATTGCAATTTCAGTTGCAATTTTTGGATCATTTGTGTGTTCCATTTCTACTTGCACACCAATTGCTAATTCTTTGGTATTTACGTTAGATGGTGCTGTTGTATCACCTACACCACCAGTTAATGTGTTTACTTGTTCACCAATGACATCTTCATAGAACTCTCTATATGAGACATCCCAATCATTGTGTTTAGTATCAATCCACTTATCGAATTCATTAATACGTTTAAATTTATTATCTGGCATAGGTTTTTGTTTTTTCATTGGTTTTTGTATCTTACTAAATGTTTCATGATCATCATAGTAAGGATCAATTTGCCATCTTCTACCCTTCATTCTTGGATCACCAATAAGAGGGTCATTTGGCTCTTCATTAATGTTTTGGATATCTTTTTTCATGTTTCTTTTGAGCCATTTCTTTCATTATTTCAGCAATTGCTTTTTCACCATCAGTTCTATAATCTTGATATTGAAGTACTGGTTCACTTTGATATGGGTTTTGTGTAGGAATAAAAGGAGCTTGAGCTGGTTCAATATCATCATCATCAATATTCAACATATGTAATTTGCTGTAATATTTTGGATCTCTTTTAAGATTTGCTACTACCAAGATCTTAGCTAGATCTTTTCTTTTGTAGACCATTTTCTTCAATTCATATTGAATTCCGGCAATAACTTCATCAGGAGTTACTTTTGTTTTGATTTCTTCAACTTCTTTATCAAATTGTGCTGGATCTACCATTGGTTTATTGTCATAATCCACTGGTGGAACTGCAGTTATGTTACTTTGACTACCAGCAATACTAGGAACATAACCAAAACTTTTTGGTGTTTGTGATACATCAGGTGAACTAAATGTATCTACTCCAGAACCACCGCCACCTTGAATATAAGATTGGCCGGTGTACATTCTATCACCCAAATCATTTTCTTTTATAGGTTTAAACATACCTATAAATATTAGAAAACATAACGTTTTAAAAAAAAAGTTTTGATTATAGTAGGTATATGTATTGAAGTTATGAAAAAATGTATAATATTTTGTCCTCAAGGTCTTGGTGACTGGGTAATGGTAAATCCAATTGTAAGAATATTATCTAAAAAATATGAAAGAGTTGCATTAATCTACAATTCATATTCAGCTGAATTTTTACCTAATATGTTCAAAGATCTCGAAAATGTACAATTGGAGTATAATTGTCAATCTGGACTTCCTGATATAAATGTTACTGGACCATATTATAAAGAAAGAGGTTATGACTGCATTGATTTGATCAGTTGTTTAGGTAAATATGTAGAACATAAGTTTGTTATTGATACCAAAAACTTAAATCAACCATACAACAGAGCTATGTATTCAAGTGCAGGATTTGACTGGAATAGAGATACCAAAGAATATTACATACCAATAGATGATGATGAATCAGAAAGATTTCATAAATCATTGAATCTTCCAGAGGAATATATTTTTCTTCATGAAGGAATACATCCAAAAATTGATAGATCGCATATAATTAATAAAAACTTACCTATATTTGAACCACATTATGTACAAAATGTGTTCTTATATAAACATACAATAGAAAATGCCAAAGAAATTCATGTTGTGGCTAGTGGAATTTATAATTTTGCTGATAAATTAAATTTCAAAACAAATGATTTTTTTATGCATGGAACTAGAACACCACTTTTAGATTCACCATATTTAAATCCAATATTAAATAAACCTTGGAAAATGATCAACTATTAATTTTTATATATGGAATTAATACAATTTAAAAATAAAACATATCCAAAATTTCAAAGTCAAGGAAATGCGGCTAAATTTGCTATACCATATGCACAAATGGTATGTAATGGTGTAGGAGTTGATATTGGATGTAATAGAAAAGAATGGTCATTTCCTAATTCTATTCCAATAGATTTACAATTTAATGATGGGTATTCTGCTTTAAATCTTCCTGATATAAAGATAAATTATATATTTTCGTCTCATTGTTTAGAACACATACCAAATTGGGTAGAAGTGATGAATTATTGGTATGATAAACTAGAAAATGAAGGAATATTATTCTTATATCTTCCACATTATTCTCAAGAATATTGGAAACCTTGGAACAATAGAAAACATTTACATATCTTTACTCCAGAAATTATAAATGATTATATGAAAGACAAAGGTTATAAAAATATATTTAGAAGTGAAAAAGATTTAAACGATTCTTTTATGATTTTCGGTGAAAAATAATTAAATAACAAAAATAATATGGGTGCAATTTTTAATCACGACATCAAACATTACATTGACAAATATAAATTAAAATATTATATTGAAACTGGTACTGGAATGGGAGGATGTTTAGACTTTTGTAGAAATTTCAATTTTGAAAAATGTATCTCAATCGAAATACATGATGAAATCTATAAAATAGCTAAAGAAAAATTTAAAGATGACAGTAAATGTGAACTTCACCATGGCAATTCATATGAAGTTCTAAAAAATATCTTGAAAAACGTAAATGATAGTAGTCTATTTTTTTTAGATGCTCATTTTCCTGGTGCTGATTTTGGTTATGCAGATTATTCAACCGAAAAAAACATGGATACAAGATTACCATTACAAAAAGAACTTGAGGTAATATTCAGTGAGTACAAGTTTTTTGCAAGTTCTGTGTTTATAATTGATGATTTAAGAATATATGAAGATGATAATTACACAGATGGTAATTGGAAAGACAGAGTAACTCTTGGTGGACAAAATATAAATTTTGTTTTTGATACTTTCAACCATACTCATATAATACAAAAAGATCTAAGACATCAAGGATACTTTATTGTAGAACCAAATCATTTTCTTTTATAGGCCTATAAATATTACTTATATATTCTTTCCAAAAATCAACGGTTCTATACTGGTCTACAGGAAAGATATTTGCGTGTAAATACTTATTTGGTAAATGTTTAACTAAATGAAGATAGATATCATCTAAATTTATAATTTTAGTATAAAACGTATAAATTTCACTTCTAGCGGTACATTGTACATCATATACACCTACTGATTTGACAAAAAGAGCGTTAGGATTATTATTAAAAAAATTTTTCAATCTGTTTCTATCTATGATAAAACATGCTGAATGTATATTTCTAGGAACATACCAAGTCTTATTTTCTAATACAAATTTATTTAAAATATGAACTGGTTTATTGAATAACATACTGTGTATGTATGTATTTTTCTCATTATCATCTTCAGTTACAACAAATCCAGGAATAAAATTGTTATCAATATGTTGATATTTTATATATTGTAGTATATTTTCTTGAGTAATTAAAATATCATCATCAGATTCTATAACATAATCATAACTTGAATAATTTTCATAAATATATTTTCTATTAGCCCAACAATGACTTTCTCCTTCATATTCACTTTTGTTAATAATTAATTTATTTGTTGTTACATATGTATGGTCATAGTTTATTGATAAGACTACATCAATTGTATAATTTAAGTCATTTGATATATTTTCATAACACTTTAATATTTCAGATAGATATTTTTCTTTATCTTTATGATAAGAAGTAATTGAAACTAATATTTTCATAATTCACCCAATATTTTTTTACATTTTTTTATAAAATAATCTTTATTGGATTGATGTCTGATTTGCATTTCATGATAAATCAAATTGTCATACGTTGTACCAAATGGAGGTCGTTCAACATGACTTGGCATCCAATAATTTATTCTTTTGTTATTTTCAATACATGATTTAGTAAATTTTAAAAATGGATCTGTATCTTTATCTGTTATTGGTGGTGATCCACATTCAAAGTATAAATTTCTATAAAAACCAACAAACCATGCTGAAACATACGTCCCAAATATATTACTCTGAATTGCTCCACTTAGTGTATTTTTGTCTGATATTTCATTTAATAACTTATCCAAAAATAATGGTGATAAAGGTATACAATCCACATCAAAAAAAATTAAATAATCAGATTTATCATTATGTATTATGTAATCTAAAAAATGAGGATGATTATTAGAATATATACTACCATCATTTAGAATTAAAGATCCATATTTTATAACGTCTTTTTTCCATACAATTTGGTTGATCTCTATATTAAATTTATCAAATACTTTTTTTTGATAAATTTTTATATCATCATGTAAGTCATCATTTGAAAATGAATAAATCTTATAATTCATAATTTAATATATCTTGACATTTTTTAATAAAACTATCATGTTGTTCTTGTTTTCTAATTTCAAATTGATGATAAACTTTTTGTTCATATATAGTACCATGTCCAAATTTAGTATTATTTGGTAAATCCCATATATAATCATTTGAATATGTATTTGACCAATATTTTATTTTTTTATTATTTTTAATACAAGATCTTGTGAAATTTTGAGCAACATCATTATTATGATCTTCATGTAAAAATGGATATCCAC